GACCCAAGAAAGCTGATGTGCTTTGCTTCAGATCCGCCACGATGCTGATCTTGGCAGGTTTGCGCACAGCGTCTTCGACCATCTTCTTGGCACGCGACAAGTCGCTTTTGAGCTTGGCGTCATTCGCCGTGACCTCTACGTATGCCTCAGCGAGTCTAGTTGCCATCAGAACCTGCCATACCTACCTTTGAACGTCCGCGCGGTCATTCGTGCCGCAGGCTGCATCCGCTGCCACTTCCACTGCTCGTGCAACGGATCATTGTCACCGTCAACGCCCATCCTGAGTAGCAGAACGTTGAACTGAGAGAGGGTCATCTCAAGCACCTGATCGGGTGTCATGTGGTAGTGCTCGCAGGCGGCGGCGACGGCTTCGCAGTAGCCCCGCTCTTCGCTTTCTGGCGCGCCGCCGCCTGGGTAGGGTCCTCGCCTTCGCCGCCATAGCCGCTCACCAGATTGAAAAGCTCGGTTATCAATGTCGCGTCAAGCGGGCCGAAAAGCGCGTCGAATTGGTCCCGCTCGGCATCGGAGTTCGCACGCGCATAGCACCGCCACAGAGCCTCGTAGTAGACCTCCGGGTCATTTAGCAGTTCCCCAAGATCATCTTCGGTGTAGCGGTTGGCCGTCGCGCGGAAGAGTTCGACTTTCTCCTGAACCGATGCCGTCGGGATAAGCCGAAGTGCCTCCTCGCGGTGTCGTCCGTTCGCCCAATTGATGAGCCGAAACAGGTCAATGCCACGCAGGGGCATGAATTCGATAGTCTGCCCCTTGACCTCGGCGGTTAGTGCCACTTCGGAATGGTCGATCATCACGCCTCCTTAGAACGCCGCGTATGCTATCGTGCCGCTATACCGGACGGTCAGGCTCCACTTGACTGCGCCGCTCACCTCTACACTTGGCGTCGCCTTTGTCACAAAGCCCGAGCCCTTCCAGCCGCTTGCGTCACCGCTTGCATTGAGCAGATAGCATCCGATGGTCGTGCCCGGTGCGATGTCCGAATCAAGCGCCCCATCAGCGAAGCACTCTATCGAGGCTGTGCCGGAAGTAGGTCCGGCCAGGAACTCCGATGCCCCGCCGGAGTCCATGCCCGTGGTATCAATCTCCTTGGCGTCCAGATCGAGACTCCAATTTGTAACACCGAGAATGACGTCAGCGTCTGTCGGCACTCCAGCGTCTGCCCAGACTTGTCCGGTCTTGCCTGCGATTCTTGCCATATCGCTACCTCCTTACGGCGTGGTGCCATAGGTGAGTGCACCGCTGCCACGAATGCTAATCGAGACTTCGACTGCACCCTCTACTGCGACGCCGACGTGCAGCTTGTTCACGAAACCAGTGCCGGTGAACTTGGGAGCACCCGCCGTGGAAGAACTCTTAAACACCGCCGCAGTCACCGCAGTGCCGGGCACGCTGGCCGCTACCGTCCCTGTGGCAAATCCCTCGACCTGGGCCGTCCATTCGGTGATACCTGCCAGAAATTCCGCTACTCCGGCATCATCCATGCCCGTAACATCGATCTCCGCCCCGTTGTGATCGATTGACCACGATTTGACTGCCACGTTTGTAGCGGCGTTAGTAATCGAGCCGCCACTTCCCCCGAATCTACTAGCCATATCATCAAACCTCCTGGACCATCAGTCGATAATCCACCTGATACTGCCAGCCGCCGCCTACCACGTCCGGGTCCTGGACGAGGTTGTAGCTTTCGCGCTGGCAGATATAACAAGCGCCGCCGTCAACGTCGATAGCGGCGTCATCGAACCACAGCGCCAACATCTCGCCGATGCGGACTGCCTCCGTCGGCGAGGGATCGTCTGACCAGACCGAGAACTGAACGAGCATGTCCTGCACGTAGCTGGACATATCATCATCGGTGCGCCCGTCGATGAGCTGGTACGTAATGTAGGGCGCATCGGTATCGCGGTCGGCCTGGCCGTAAAAAAGCCCCTCCGTCAGCGCCGGGAGGGGCGAATCATCAAACCAGGTCTTGATGCCTGTCAGGATTGTTTCGAGGATCACTTGACCTTCCCGTGAAAGTGCACTTCTGCCTCTTTGCCGATGAACTTGCGGTAGGTCATGCGCAGGAAGGGACGGGGTGCAAGGCCACGCTTAGTGCCCAACTCCTGCCACAGTCCTACGAGTGAGTTTGTTCCAAACTGCCGCTTGAACCGGCCGGCTCTGGCCCAGGCTATCGAGCGCCACAAGCCGCCGGTTTGTACCGCCGGATACTCGCCCGGCGCGGAACTGCGGACATAGAATCGCTTGTTGGACTTCACGCCCTTGGGGGGGCGCTTCTTACCCTCTTTGCGAAAGCGTTGCCGGTAGTCTTTGCCTGTCTGTGGCCCCTGTTTCATCGACTGCCGGCAGCTATCCACCATCTTGCCGACAAGATCATCGAGCCCACACTCGATAGCCACTTCTGCCGCATGAAGGAACTTCTCGTCCTCCCACTTGACCGGCATCTACGTTACCTGCCGGCGCAGCTCGCGCAGGTCTACCTCGTAATGGTGGTTTGCCATCCCGCCGGGGTTGCGGTTGACCCATTCGATCTCGTATTCAGTCCCATCCTCATCTGTGAGTGTATCGGCCTCAGTGATCGTGCAGGGCTTGCAATACATCCGGTGCGTAGCATCCGTGCCCTGCGCCCCGCTCATCTCCCGCTCGTGCGCCGAAAGCATCCTAATCCGGCACTGAACGTCAGTGCTCGTTACCGTACCCTCGACGCGCCCCCCGAGATCGTCAACGGTCGGCGTCTGCGTGTTGATCGTCGCCGTCTGGTTCAGCAGGTTCGGAAAGCTCATAGTCTGAACTTCCTGTAGGGTTCGAGCCGCGAGGTAAACCCAGCCAGTATCCCCGTTTCGCCTGCCTGTCCGGAAGCTACGGAATACTGATAGTCGCCGATCCGCTCCGACTGCACATTGAGGTTGACGGGTTCGGATTTCAGGATAGCTGCGGCTATCTCAGTTGCCGCCTGCTGAAGATCCGCAGGCACGTTGCCGTAACCCGCGCTATAATCAGCGTAGACCCAACCTCGCACCCGATAGCCGAGATAGGCTATCCCGGCATCCTCATCAACAGATGCCACGCTCACCTCGTCATCAGGCAGTTCAAGATGGATAGTTGCGTTCAGGACATCCTGAGGCGTCCGCGGGCGTAGAGAATAGGCATCGCCGTCCACGAGGCAGGACACCGTCCATGTATTGAGTGTCGTCGCCGCGGCTATGCCGGCCACGAAGTCACTGACTTTCGGGTAATCCGCATAGAGTGCATCCTCGGTTAGCCCGGCATTGGTCGGGTCCCAGGTATGTATGCGTAGCCTATCCTCAAGCACCGATACCGTGGCGTTCTTGGCGGTCGAGTTGGTGAGGCACACCGATAGTGCGTCCTGCGTGCCGCTGGCCAGCCGGTTGATAGCCGTTATTGGTCGGTCCTCGAACAGGAACTTCGTCTCTCCCTCCAGCCGATACCAGCCCCGGTAACGCGCCGAGCCGAATGTCCTGCCGCAGAAGGCACGCACATAGCCGATAGCAGCGTTGACGGCGGCTGTCTTGGCGTCGGTCGTATCGGTCTCGCCCAGATAGGTATTGAGTAGCGCAACCGTCGTGACGTTGGTATCAGTAAGGCTGGTTATCGCCGTTGAGCCGGCCATCTATTGATCTCCTCGTACGTAGGGAAGGGGGGCGGTAGAAAGGGAGAAAAGAGCCGCCCCCCTCGTCTCGTGAGCCGCCTAGCTCGTCTTGCGCTTGGCCCACACGCGGATGTAGTCAATGTCGAACGTGTCCTGTGCCGCGCCCGCTGATGGGTGCTCTATCACAGCGACATATGCACAGAGAATAGCCGAGGTCGCCACAGCTAGCGCCTCGGTATAGACCAGGCTGCCGTCCAGGTAGAAGTATGCGTTGCCGGCACTGTCGATGTGGATGCGGTAGGTATTGAACGTACCATCCGCCGCCGCACTGCCGGAAGTGGTCGTTGTCCCGTCGGTATCGTTATTGACGGAAACGCAGTATATCGCGTCGGTCGTTGCGTCGGGGTCGTGCAGGAAGCATGCGCCGTCCGTCGCGGTCGATGTAAGCGCCGCTAGTGAGTAGGTGAATGCGATGGTATTTGCTCCTTCACTTATGGCATCAGAGAATCCGATGCAGTGGGCGAGCTGATCCACATCGTTGTTCGCCGCACGAACCTCTATAGTCGGCTCGCACGCGGCATAGAA